GTGTGGTGTCTTATGTGGAGAAAACTCGGCGTGGTTATCATGTGTGGGTTTTTGCTGACGATTGGGTTCCGGCTTGGATTATGCGTCGTGCGTTTCTTGCGGCGCATCAAGTCATCAAACTTCCCGCCAAAGAAGTAAATCCCAAGCAAGAAGTTTCTTCGGGTTTGGGCAACTATGTTCGGTTGCCGTATCCAAACGGATACCAGAGTTTGCCTAGCGAGCGTATGATGCTTGGCGCCGATGACAAACCTATTGGGTTAGAAGAATTTTTGGAGCATGCTTTTCAGCATCGCACGCAAATGGAAACCTTGTATCCGTTGGCTCAAATGTTCCAGCCACCTCGGCGTAAAGCCGAGTTGCCAAACGTAATGCCAGCTAATTTGCGTGAGTCGTTCGAGCATATCAATGCGTATATTGCCAATATTTGGTGGCATGGTCCGCTTCCCGGGTCGGATCGTTCCAACACTCTTGTCAGACTTGCCCACCTTATGCGTGAGCATGGCACACCGATCAATCATGCTTTCAATTTGCTTGTGGGCGCAGATCGTAGGTGGGGCAAGTTTCATGGTCGTGCTGATTGTGTTGAGCAGTTGACGAAGATCATTGAGGACTGTTATGGTGAAGAGTCTTACACAGAGGAGTTCTCGCCGTGAAAAAGCTTCAGTACCATCAGTTCTTTAACATTCGTCCACGTGCCAAGCAACGTCCTAGAATGACTCGTTATGGTCGTGCTTACACGCCCAAGTTGACTTTGGCTCACGAAGCAGAGATCGCTGCTTTGTACAAGGGCCCTTGTTTTGAGGGTGATTTGGCTATGAAGATTCGGTTTCTTTATGATTCGATTGAAATTTTGATTGAGCCTGTGGTTCCGAATCCTGAGGTTGAGCAGCCTAAAAAGCGTTTGCGTGGCGATATTGATAATTATGCCAAGTCTGTTTTGGATGCTTTGAATGGTGTTGCTTACAAGGATGATAAGCAGATTGTGCGTTTGGATTTGGAAAAAGCATGAGCCGTGAGATTGATGAGCTTTTGTTGAAAGCGCACGAGCTGACCCATGGTCAGCGTCGTGAGGATTACAGTCATCCTTTTGATGATTACACTCGGGTGGTTGGTATTTTCAAGGCGATTACTGGTATCACTTTGACACCAGCTCAGGGTGCTTTGTTCATGGTGTCAATCAAGTTGGCCCGAATCAATTTCAATGATCAGAAAGATTTGATTCATTTGGACAGCGTTGTTGATGCTGCCGGGTATTTGTGGTGTTATGCGCAGATCGCAGAAAAAATGGAACGGAGTGTTGCATGAAGCCTGAGTCCAAACCTTTTTCTCGTCGTCTGTACGACGCCGATGATTCGGCCAAACAGCAGTTTGTTGATTGGTTGCGGTCACAAGGGCACAAGGCAGAGATCAATCCGGATCGGTATGGGATTGATATTTTGACGGATTGGGGTTTGCCCGATACCGGTGTTGAAGTTGAGGTGAAGCACAATTGGAAGGGTGGCACGTTTCCTTTCAAAACTGTGCATTTTGCCTCCCGTAAGTTCAAGTTTTTGAAGAGTCATGAGCTTGTGTATTTTGCGATGTTCAATCATGAGCGAACACATGTTTTGATTGTGCCTGCTGATGCTTTTCAGAAGGTGGTAACGAAGAACACTATTTATACGCAGGGCGAAAGCTTTTTCGAGATACCTATTTGGAAGTGCAAGATCATCAAACTTGAGGAATAAGGACGTCAGCATTACTCCGGCCCACGCAGAGTCGTTCAGCGGGGTCAGGAGACCAGAAACGCCTATTGAGGCGTTGATGATGGCTGGCATCCTTGAGGAGCCTGAAGAATCTGTTCAGGAGCTTCAGCCGCTTCGGGAAGCTGTTGCTTCTTGTATTGAGCAGTTGTCTGAGCAGGACCGTTTTATTATTGATGCGGTTAATTCAGAGATGGTTTCTTTGGAGGTTTTGGGTAAGCGTTTGGGTGTTTCCAAACCGCATGCTTGGCGGCTTCGTAATGCTGCGTACGCTAGGCTGGCTGTTCTGTTGGCGGCTAATGAGTACATCAGGGAAAGATTGGGTTTGGATGAAGACGAGACAGATTACCGTGGGTTTTGATGTTGAAGTCAGTGCGGAAGCGGTTGCTCGAGTTCTTGCTCAGGCTTTTGGCCACGTCGATGTGGGTCAAGGCGTATCGGAAAACGGTCTTCCGTCAGGGTACCTATATGTTAGAAATAAGAAAGCAGGCAAAACTCATGTCGGATGAATGGATTTACGACATCATGTCCAAAGAAGATGTTGATCGAATCAATAATTCTGCGAACAAACTCGAGCATGCTATGTCGGGTGGGATTAGTTTGGTTTTGAATGCTGACAATCAGTCTGCGATTGATTTGTGTCAGTATTGGCGTCGTGCTTTGCATGGCGACAAGATGGCTTGGGTAAAGGTTGCTTCGTTTGTTTCAGGTATTGTCGCTACGATAGAAATGCATCTTGAGGAAGAAGGGATTAATCCTTATGAAAATTAAATCGGGTTGGCCCCTTGTGGCAATTCATTGGCAGGATGCTTTTGATGGCGAAAACGGTTGGACTGAAGTCAAAACGTATGAGCCTGAGCAGTGCACGGTTGTGACTGTCGGGTGGCTTTGGGAGCGTTGTTTAGATGGTTATATGACGGTTGTGACGTCGTATATGCCTGATGAGATTGATGATCCCAAGACTGTTGGTATGCCAACACACATCCCTGTGGGGATGGTGTTGAATGTTTATATTTTGGATCAGCCTGAGGTTATTCTTCCGTCAAAGGACCGGCAGGAATCACCAGTTTCGCAAACGCCTCCCGCATCTTCTTCGGGTCTGCGGCCATTTCAGGGGAGACCTCTAGATGTATCCAATCTCCCCCGGGTGCCCCATGAATTGTTTCGGTCCGATATTTAGACCACGCATCTCGTGAGCACATCCATGCTCGACCCCACGGCTTCGGAAAGTAGTCGAATGCTGCTTCAAGACCAAGAAGGTCTGCATTGGCGACAAGGATTTTCATTACTCGTAATGCTTCCTTGCGCCCTTTCTTGACACCCTTGGGTGGCAAGTGGCGATAGCTTAGGTCTACGGCTCTGCCGGTTGCGTGCACACTGAGGGATTCTTTGCCACGCATGTTTCTTACGCCCCAGTCACCGTTGTTCCACAGTGCACCGTTGCTGAGTTTGATTACTTCTTCGATGAATACTTTCATTCCGGGTTGCAGCGATTTTGCTGCTCCGTCTTTGTTGCCGGTGTACGGTCGCTTTGCCATGATTGCTCCTTAGTTGTATTTTCTTACAGGTGATCCGAGGTATGACAGCCATGCGTTGAGCTGTGACAGTCCGTCTTTGCCGAACAGTCGTTCTGATTGTCCTACGGGTGGGGCAGCGTTTCTCAGGATTGCTGCCAGTCGGTCTTGGGGTGTTTTGAATTCTGTGCCCGTAAAAACGTTTTCGCCCAATGCTTGTTCTGCCGGAATCTTGATCACCGGGTTGGCTTTGTTCAAGAATTCTTTCGGGTTGATGAATGCTTGCAAATCTTTTTCAACTCTGTTGAAACCAAGATCTGGCATAAGGTACATGCCTTGTCCAAATGGGAGGCGGAAGCCGCCCATTTCTCGCACGAATGGTGGAACGGGTGTTTCCGAGTCCTCAAAGTTTCGTTTAAATGATTCGTAGATCAGGTATGGTCGTGGGTTCAGCCACATGTTTTGGATCTGCATGGTCAGGTTGCGGCTTGTCCACAACCAGAACGGAACGATCTGTCGCATCACCTGATCGGCGGTCGAAAGATCCTCATAGTCAAAGCTATAGCGTTTGACTCTGGCTTGCGCCAAACCAACATCTCCGCCCTTCATTGCGGTGTCAAACGCCAATGCAAATCGCATGTAGTTGTCTGCCGCCTGACCAACAGCCTGATTCTTTCGAATCAGCCAGTTGTCCAACAGGAACGATGTGGACGATTTGGATCCAGTTGCTTCCTTGAATGTTTCGGTGAAGATGCCTCCACCGGATCCCAGCATTCCAAGATGTGCTGTTTCCAGCGCAGGAACAAGTTTGGGGTCAACGGTTTTCAGGAAGTCCGACCATGATGTGCCAGCCTTTCGGGCTTTAGTCCATGCAACATAGATCGGTGTGACCATGATCAAATTATCCATGCTGCCATCCGCCATTGTGTACGTAACTGCGTTTGCGATGCTGTTTCGGACGTGGAATCCGGGACTGAGGACTGCAAAAGCTTTCCAAAGCTTTGTGTAGTCGCCAATGTAATATGCCAGTTTGCGCACCCATTCTGGTGACTC